CATCTGCACAGGCTGCTGATGCAAAGATTATTTATTTTGGAGATTGGTCTAAGTATATCATTCGCCAAGTAGCTAACAATGTCCTTGTGCCATTGCGTGAAAGGTTTATGGATGAGATGGAGTTAGGATTCTTGATGTATACAAGATTTGATGGCAAGTTGATTCAGACTGCTGCAATCAAGCACTTGAAAAATCTTTAATCAATAGGGATAGTGAAGGGATAGGGAGGAATCTCTATCCCTCTTTAAAAATTAGAACATGGCTTGGAAAATAACTACGCAACCTGCTAACGAAATCTTTACGCTACAAGAGGTAAAGGATTATCTAAAAGTTGATGACTCAACTGAAGATACTCTTATCACTACTTTGTTGCAAAGTGCAAGGCAGGCAGCGGAGCGTTATTTGAATCAAGCGTTAATAACTCAAACAATTACAGAAAAATTAGATAGACTACAATTAAGTACAATCTATTTATCTGTATCTCCGGTTATATCTGTAAGTTCTTTTCAATATGCAGATGGAGAAAATACTACACAAACATTTGCAGCTTCAAATTATGTTGTAGATACTTTTGAAAAACCTGCAAGGCTTTCATTAGCCTACGGTAAAACATGGCCCACATTGTACGGTAATATTAATGATGTTACCATTACTTATACGGCTGGTTATGGCTCTGAAGCATCTGCGGTTCCAGGGCAAATAAAGCAAGCTATTTTATTAATGATAACAGATGCGTACGATAATAGACAGGATTATGTCAAGAAATTACCTACAGCATCTGAATATTTATTAGACCAATATCGCGTACAACTATTCTAATGAAGTATAACAAGAACGAAGTTACGGGCAAAATGAGGGATAGAATTATCCTTCAAAATGTTAACCGGTCACGGAGTTTAACTGGTTTTGCTTCCGAGAGTTGGGCTGATATTGCTACTATTTGGGCATTTGCAGAAAGCAAGTTGCCAGGATCAAACGAGACAATTATTGAAGGTAAAAATACGGCAAAGAATATTTGCGATTTTACCATAAGATATATTTCTTCAATTACAGAAGAATCAAGAGTAGTATTTAAAAATAAGATTTATCAGGTTAAAAATATTAAAATTAGTCACGATAGAAGGTTTATTTCCTTCCAGGGCGTTTACTACGATAGCTATTCTACTGTTATTGGTTTACAACTTTGCTCCGCTTCTCTATTAGCACAAAGTAGCCTTTCGGCTGCCTTGATGCGTGTTATTAAATACCAAGCATCGTTAAACGCATTTGGCTCTGTTTCCGCTGACATTAACTTTGTTCAAAAGGTTGCATCTTCACTGAATGCCTTCGGCACATTGACAGGTGATATTACTTTTGTTAAAAATATGCAAGCGGCGTTAAATGGCACAGCTGCCTTGAGCGGTGGAATAACATTTGTGCAAAAGCCTGAGGCTTCATTGAACGCTTTTGGAACATTGGTAGGTGATTTGAAAATTGCAAAGACTTTTGAATCATCTTTAAATGCAAATGGCACATTGGTATCCAATGCAACCATTGCAAAGAACTTAGCATCCTCACTCACTTCATCCAACTCCCTTGCTGCAAATGCTTTAGTATCAAAGTTAGCAAGTGCATCATTGACAGGGGCAGGGACAACGGCTGCGAATTTGACGGTGCAATCAGCGGCTTCATTGTTACTTGATATATACCCAAGTGCGGCAGCAGCTTATTCTTTGCGAAAGTTAAGAAGCGCATACACGGGAAGTGCGATAAGGGTGAGAAGGTCAAGTGATAATACGGAGCAAAACATTGGATTTGTAGCCGAGCAACTTGACACAGAGTCTTTATTATCTTTTTGCGGAGTTGGAAATGGCTTTGTCACTACATGGTATGACCAAAGTGGAAATGCACAAAATGCAACAATGTCAACTCAAGCAAATCAGCCACAAATAGTAAGTAGTGGAGTTGTTGTAACGCAAAATGGAAAGCCAACTCTTCAATATGATGGTACAAATGATGGATTAAATGCTACTGTAACGGGAATAAACAATACAACAGCTTTATGTTTATTTTATGCATATTCATCAAATTTAGCCGCAGCAAATGATACTAATACTGCATCATTATGGTTGAATGGTGATTTTGGTCTTACGTCTCTAAGAGGTCATTTTAGCTCAACAGGAATTTTACAATTCGAATATGTAACCCTTGATACAAGAAAAACAATAAATGCTGGTGGTAGAATAGGTTCAACAACATATAGAAGGTCAGCAAATACTTTAGTTGTAGAAAATACATTTTATTTAGAAAATGGAACATCTTTTCAGCAAAATAATAATAATATTAATTTAAACCTATTAAGTGAGACAACATTGTCAGAAAATTTAACGCCAAATGCCTATAATACTTCTACAAATTTATATATAGGTTATTTAAATTATGGTGTTTTTGCAAATCAAAAAATATCAGAATTTATAGTTTATTTATCAAACCAAACAACAAATAGGTCAAATATCAATGCAAACATAAACACGCACTATGCAATCTACTAACGGCTACAAATACACCAATGAGGCTGATGCCTTGCACGCGCAGGACATTTGTCGAATCAATGAAGGCTTACCAAAGCCAGGCGGAACAACTTTACAAGCGGTCGACGTTCAATTTGCCTCATTAAATGAACCTCCCTTTTGGTACATTGTATTTTGCGACGAAAGTCAAATACTTGGCATTCCCGAAACCTTTGACGTTGTTCAACCAGATTTTAACCTTAACTAAAAAATAAATATCATGGCTTTTTCAAATTACATGGAGGACCAAATTACAGGGTGGATAAATGGAACTACTTTTGCTACAGCTCCAACAGCTACTTTTGTACAGTTATACAATGGAGACCCATTGGACACAGGTTTAGGAGGCACACCATTATACACTCGTATATCTGTTGCATCAGGTGGATGGACAAGGGGAATAGGTGGTAATGGTACATTAACCAATACTGGAGTGATTACGATTACATCAAGTGCAGCATCAGGTGCAACGGCTACTCACGTGGCAGTGTTTGATACAATCACAGGTGGAAATATGTTATTTGCAGGTTCATTGGCTGCAAGTAAAACCATTGCAACGGGGGATGAAGTTAAGTTTAACGCGTCGCAGCTTACATTGACAGTAGCCTAAAAACATTCCTGCCCTGAAATATGGGCAGGATAAAAAAAATACAATGGGATACCTTTCAGCTAAACAAATAAATCACCTTAAAGACTTGCAAAAATCTAATTACGCAGGTAGGCGAAGCTTTCAGGGAATGAGCTTAAGAATAGTTGGTTTAGCAGATGCAGTTATCGAATTTGCGGAGTTAATGGAACAATGTACATTAAAAGAGCAAAGTAGGGTTATTAATTCAGCCACTCCCATTGCATTAGAAGTTTATAGGTCATTAGTTCCAGTAAGTAGTAAGCCGCACCGTATTTCTACCAATCCTTTCAAAAATAAAAAGATGCAAGGCTGGGAGGAAAATGATCGCGCTTCAATGTGGGTACAACCGGGTAATTTAAGAAAGTCCATTATTGATTTATCTAAAAACCTTGTATCGTACAAAAGGGCGGTTGGTGCTATTGGGCCATTGTACAAAAGAAATACAATGAATAGAGGCATTAATAGTAGCGAAGGAACGAATGGATTTTACGCTCACATGGTATTCGGAAGTACGCGAGCATGGTACAACAAGATAGTGGTAAAGGCAAGAAATTTAAGTCGGGAAAAAGTAATTAAAACCATGCGTGATGAATGTATTTTTATCATGCAGGAAAGGCCTAAAAAATTCTGGCAGGTATCATGATAGGAAAATTAATATATAGTAGATTATCCACTGATGGTGAAATATTGGCTTATGTTGGAAGTAAGATTTACCCTGACATTGTGCCACAGAATGTGCAGTATCCATTTGTGGTATATACTATTGTAAATAGCCTACCTGTCGATTTTAAAGATGGTCAAAGTAATTTAGAGGAAATAACACTACAAGTAGATGTTTACACTCAAAATTACGACGATACGCAAATATTATCTAACCTTATTAGAAATAGATTAGACAGATTTGTTGGTACAGTTGAAGGTGTTGAGGTGCAAAGTATAAAGTATATGTCAGCTACATCACAAGTGTTTAACGCTGAATTATCCGTATATTGGATGAGTATTGATTTTATGGTAAAAATGAAAAGATGAAATTAAGACTTTTAAAAGAATGGAACGGGAAAGAGCCGGGTAAAGTAGGCGTTTTTCTATCTGAATAT